TTCAGCTCCAAAGCCTCGGAGAAACCCTCAGCGAATAGCGCACCTACCGCAGCACCAGCGGCAGCACCCGCAGCAGTCTTACCGATATCAGCTAGATTCCGGTTAGCTTCCTGCGCTGCGTCCGCCGTGCCCTCGGTTAGGTCCGTGGTATCGACGCCAATCGTGACCATCAGCTCATCTAGGGTCACGTCTCTGTACCTCCAATCTGACGGTTGTACGCCTTGACAGCGGAAAGCATTTCCCGCCAATCCTGCTTGGCGTGCCGGTCCCACTTAGGCATGAAATCCTTCGGGGCCGCAGCCTTGCCCTTGCCCCGGGCAGTGTTGGAAACCGTCGCCGTCAGCATTGAGATCAGAGCGTCAAGCCGTTCAGGGCCGAGCGGCCCCGTCACTGACTCGTAAGCCATCCACTCCGTCAGTTCAGCGGAGGACATGCGCGCGAGTAGCTCCGGGACCGTACAGCCAAGGTGACCCGCTAGGCGGAAATAGAATCGCCGCTCAGGGTCTTCCCGGATTTTCCCGCCGCAGCCTCCGCGTCTTCCTTTCGGAGACCTGATAGCCGCTGAGCGACACCGCTGAGCCGCTCTAGAACCGCACCATTCTTGGCGCCAAGCGCCTTGACATCCTTCTCAGTAAAGAGCCGGTTAAACTCGCCGTCATGCAGACAGCGGGCAAGTAGCTTCGCAAGCTGGTCAGCCATGTTGAGCCGCTGAACGTTACCGTTCGAGCCGATCACAACTAGGGACGCCTGATAAGCGTTGCGATCCGAGCCAGACATGCCGACGATACGAACCGTGCCGCCCCACTCAGGAACGTCTACATCCTCGTAATTCCGGTCGTCAGCGCCGAGGATATTCGCGGCAGAAAGAAAGGACATGGGTCACGCTCCCGCAGTGATGGTGGGCTTACCCGTGACCTTCCAAGTCAGGGAAGCAGCTAGCTTGTCGTCGTAAGGGGCGTCAGGCTCGAAGCCAGTCAGCAGTGCGCCGAACGTCCAAGAGGTACCGTCCGGGAAAACAATCTTGTAGTTGCGAGGCTTGATGTCCTCGAAGTCACTGACGAGCGAGTCATGCTCGGTGGGCTGATAGTTGACATCGGCGGAAACCTCTCCCGGATCCTTGAGCCCGCCGACGAATTCCATCCAGCCATCGGTGCTGTCGTGCGACGTAACGTCGAGCGTCTCTCGACTCAGGCCGGGCGGGGTCAGCGACGTGACGTCAGCGACCTTGACGAAAACCTCAGGGCCCGCACCGTCGCCGCGCAGTAGCTGAGTACCGAACGCGTCAATTCCTGCCATGTTCTATTCCTCCGTAATGATGTTGAACGACACGACCACGTGTCGAATGTCGCCCGGGGGTTCGGGATCAGTGAGTGTCTGGGCCGACGTATAGCGCGTAGCCACGTGATGAAACCCGGACACGTTCAGGGGCGAATGGTCGAGCAGCGCGAACACTTCACGAGCCAGCGCCAGACCCGCCGAATAGCCATGCGCACGCGTCCACACGTGAACGGTGATGAGCGAATTCCAGCCCCGCGCCGAGAGCGCGTTATCCGGGGAATCCGCTGCTTCGCCTACCGTGATGTACGGGAAGTCGGTCCCCTCCGGGACAAAGTCAAATACCTTACCGGCCAGCAACGGGGAGGCATTCAGCTTCGCGTACACAGCGGACTGGATAGCGAATAGCGGCGTCACGAAATCACCCCGTTAATGGCGGCCTTGATGCGGTCGGGTAGCTTTCGCTTTTCAGCATTCGCGGCCGGGCCTAGCGCAGGTCGAGCGGGCATAGCGCGCGTACCGAATTCCTGCCACAGCGCATACCGGTCGTCGCGATCCCGCCAGCCAATCTCGGCCTTAGTGACCGGACCCATGTCCACGCGGACAGACACGCTATGCCGCAGGTTGCCGGTATCCACGTGCACCCGCTGCTTAGTGTCGTCAGCGATAGCGTCTGCCGATTCCTTGATTGCGCGCTGCACGGCCCGAAACATTTCGGTGCTCGCGTCCTGTAGCTGTGCCGCTAGCCGGTCGGATCCCTCAACCGTGGCCGAGATAGACGAACGACCACCGGCCCTGCGAGGGTGCCGGGTCCTAGCCATGCTGTATCAGCTCCACATCGGCGCGTACGTAGATGGGGCGGGATGGCTGGAACACCGACTGCACCCTGAACACCTGGGCGCCGCACCGAAGTTCATCGTTACGGCGAACATCAGCGACCGGCGGAAGATGAACCGTGTGCGTATGGCGAGACTGGCCCTGCGCTGCCAACACCCGCTCAGTAGCCGTGGGTTGGCTGATCATCGCCGCCGACTCGCCCACCTGAGCAAGCGCCGTGACCTCTCCCCCGGCCCCATCCGGCACGCTCGAAAGGCGCCAGATAGTGACCGAGGAATTCAAGAGATGGTTGATGCGCACCATCAGCCCGCCTGAATAACGCCCACCGTGACCGACGTAACAGCGCTGTACGTGATGGCCGCGCGGCCGGTAGCCGGGTCCCGATAGATCGAGTCAAGCGGCACAAAGCCACTACCACCCGCAGCAACGGTTAGCGACGCATCGGCGATGGGAAGACCCTTGACCGTGCCCGGCGTAACCACCGTGGCGGTAATCGGCGAAGCGCCCCCATTACGAACCACTAGAAAACTCTGCTTACTGATAGGCGCCTGATCGCCACCCGCAGACGCAGACGCGAAGTTCGGCGCCAGCCCGCCAGTGGTGACTACCTGAGCCGTAAGAATTGCCATGCTTCTCCTTAGTTCAGCGGATACGGACCATGGTCGTTCCGCCATTTCCGAACCGGGCCGCGAGCTTCGCCGCCTGGTAGTTGGTCAGCGACATCACGCCAGACTCAGTGTCCGCGTACGTCACCGCGTAATCGCCGATGCGCTCGCTGGTCAACTGCCGTGGCGCGGGATCACCGCTCCGGAACGACAGCAGACTCTGCGCGGCCATTCGGCACACCATGTCGACGATGTCGGCGGGCACCTGGTCAAGGCCGTGCGTCATCGTCAGCGTCACCGCGCTGGGCTCGCATAGGCCGGTCCAGCCCTGTGAGCGCCACAGAGCGCCGTTCGTTAGCCGGTAGTCCGTGACTGCCACCCCGTCGATTTCGACGTCTGAGACAGCCGTTACGGGCTGCCCGGGTAGGAAGATGCGCGTAGCCGCTACACCCTCAAGCGTCACGGTGCTGATCACTTCGCTGATGGGGCAACCGGCAGCATCCCGAACGATGGTGGACGCCACGTCTAGGTACGTCCCCACGATCGTCGTCTCGGAGGGGAGGACGGTAACGCCCCGCGCCTCAAGGTCAGCGACAGTGGCAAGGGGGGCTAGAGCCATCGTCCAGCCCCTTACTTAGACGCGGCAGTCTTCCGCGCGGCCGGAAGAACCTTGACGCTCTCCAGATCCTCGCGCTTAGCAAGCTTCCGAAGATGAGCCAGCATGTCGCCATCCTCATCAAGGGTGAGCACAACAATGTTGTTCTTACCCGTTGCATCCTTGGTGTTGTTCGTAACCTCAACGCGTACGAGCGCCATTCAATCTCCCTAAGTGGTAAGCGAATTGGGGGCAAGGGGCCACCTACTCATTTCAGTAGGTGGCCCCGACTTCACCGGATCAGGTAGGCAGACCCGAAGTGACGTCAACGTCCATGACGGCTAGCGCCTCCGGACGGACAACCTTCGCGCCGTACAGGTAGAGACCCTTGATCGCGTCGCTGAAGGAGTTCTGCGGGCGGTAAGCCTCAACCTTGTTGATCTGCTCGGCGAACGTGGTGGCCATCGAGTGCCCGGCAACCACAAAGTTGGAAACCTCACCAGCAGTACCGGCAGTACCCTGCGGCAGGTTCAGGCTGATGATCACCTGGAACCCGAGGATCCGGCCAACCTCACCATTCATAATGGGGGTGTTGGAACCGTACGCCGCAGCGTCAAGGAACCGGTTGTCCTGTAGTAGCAGCGCGTGGAACTCAGGCGAGATAACCAGGAATCGCCCAACGGACGGCACCTTGGCCTTATCAAGCTTGACCTTGAGCGCAAGAACAATCTTGTACGCTGCGTCAGCGGTAGCCGCGTCGCCAGCGGTAAGAACGTTGCCCGCACCCGTGGTCATGAGACCGGCCAGGAAGTTATCAGCGCCATCGGCCAGCGCAAACGCAGACTCGTCGGCAGCCTTATTGAGTAGCTGCCCGGAGTCCTTGACCTGACGCGCGTCGACGTCGTCAACCTCGAACGCGAAATACTTGGACTGGTCGATAACTAGCGTCTGGTCAGTCGTCGCAAGCGTGGCCGGGTCAATGGCCGTAACGTTCTTGACGTAGTTGGCAATCGCCGGACGGGCCAGCGTGCCGATGTGAACGGTGTCACCGGACTGAGCGATATCGCCCTCATAGTCTCGGTTGATCAGGCCGCCCTGTGCGAACACCTGCGCACCGCGTAGGGCAACGAATAGATCCGCAGCCCAAACCTTAGGGATGAACGTGTCAACAGCCATTAACGCTCCATAGTGTGAGTGGTTACTTAGTGATGCCGAGGAGCTTGTTTAGGCGACCCTCGCGCTTGGCCTTACTGATCTGCTCTGGGCTCATCCGGTCTAGGTCAGACTTTGTGAGCTGAGTCGGTCCAGCTGCCTTGCGCGCTGCACCACCGTCACCCGTCCCCTGGAACCTCTTGGCCGTTGCGGCAGCAAGGTGGGGCTTACGGGTTAGAAGCTTCTGAATCTCATCCGCGATTTCGTCGGCGTCAACGTCACCGTTTTCGTCAACCTCGAACACGTCGAGATCCAGGTTTAGAAGCGCGTCGGAAACGTCAGCGAACTTGCCAGCGGCAGCAGCCTTAATCTCCGAACGCAGAATGCGAGCATTGGCCTTAGCCATCGCCTCGCTAGCCGCCTGAGACTTGATTGCCTCAAGGTCGGGGGTTTCGTCAGCGGCAGGCTTCGCACCCTCAGCGATCTGCGCCTCAAGCGCACGCCGCTGGTCTCGCTCGGCCTTCCACTTAGCCTTCATCGAATCAAGAGCACGCTTACCGGCATCCCCCAGAGATTCGGCGCCCTCCGGAGTGGCGTCGGTGTCAGGGGTTTCGTCGGTCGTGGTCTCGTCAACCGTGATCGTCTCGTCAGCGTGGCTGTCGTCCGTGGTCACGTCGGTGTTTTCGGGCATGCTAAAGCGACTCCATTGCGGGGTGGGTTGTTGGTCCGGGCGTTGCGCCCTAGACGATGTATCCGTGTTTCTTCAGTAGCCGGATCGCGTGCGCGCGGTCATCGGCCAAATCCAAAATCTCTTCCGGCATAAGCCGGGGCGTACGGGATTGCGCGTAACGCTGCCCGGGGACCTTGCCAAACTCCTGTAGGCGCCTGCCTGCGATACCGCGTCGCGTAATGCCCTCGGTTGTGGCCTGAACCTTGCGTCCATACGCCGTAGCCGTGCCCATGCCGCGCCGCGCGTTCACCACCTGGCCCATGTCGGCACCCTCGGCCAGCGCCTTAACGCCAGCCTCGCCGAACGTTGCCCGCTGTTGCTCCGGTGACATTGCGTCATAGAGCGACTTGGGCGAATCAGGGCGGGGGGTGTGGTGCTTTGTGACCGGCTCCATAGTGCAGTCACAGCGCGGGTGCCGCTTGAATCCGGTACTGATGCCGTACTCATTACCGGCCAGCAGGATGCAGCGCGAGCACGCGGGCGACTCGACCACGCGGATATAGGACGTGACGGCCGGTCGAGCGGCCATTGCCACCAAGTCAGCTTGTCGCCCCGCATCGGCCACCTGCGTACGCGCAAGCAGATCCAGGAACGCGCGCCCAACGGCCAGCGATTGAATCAGCGGACTGCCCGACGTGATCGCCGCAATGGTGTTCCACGCCGGGTACATCAACAGGTTCGCAAGCGGGCGACCGTCAGCGGCAATACCGGCCAGCGCACTAGGTGCCACCCGCCCCGCCGCGTCAATGTCGCCCAGCAACCGAGACAGAAACGGGTCACTGCCCCGCGCTGCCTCAAGCTGCCCGTTGGATATCAGGCCCGCAACGGCGGGAACCATGCGCACCCAAGACGCAACGATGTCGTTCGGATCCACGCGAGACCAGAATGCGCCGACGACCGTAGCCACCTGACTAGCAAGCGCGCCGCGTGCAACCTGATGCGCTGTGGCTAGTTCGGTGGCTGGCATCACATACTCATTTCAGTAGGTCCAGGGTTGGCCGGACCGGGGCCAGCGTTAGCCATCAGCGCTGTCGCCGCCGCAATGGGATCTAGTTGTGCCTCCCGCTCCTTCATCTTGAGCATGTCCACGATCTCAGTCGGGGTTAGCCCATACTTGAGCGCGATCCACTCGAAGGGGAATCCGATCTGCTTGAGCTTGAGCAGCGCATCGGCGAGCTGTGAATGGCTCCGCGATTCGGCGTCGGCCCAGAGAACGCGACCACCAGCGATTGCGTCTGCCTTAGCAGTGTTGCCCTGCGCAAGCGCCACCAGGCGGAACATTTCACGTAGTGCCTGACCGAACCAAATTTGCTTCTCTTCAACCCGCTTGACTAGACCAGTCTCAGCGGCCAACAGCGCATCACCGCTGATGTTCGTCATCTTGCCGGACAGGTAATGCTGAGGCGTACGTGTCTGCGCGGCAATGTGGCCTACGGCAACTTCAATGATGTTGCTGTACGCCTCAAGGTTCGCGGCTGTCCACTCGGTCACCTTCACGTCATCACCGGTGAAGAACATCACTCGGTCAACGGCGAAGCGCTCAAGGTCGACCGGGCGCGAACCAACGATCTGGCCGGTCTCGTCGAGTATCGGGACTTCTGGAACCTCAGCGCCCAGCACGATTCGCTGCGGGAACGACGCGTAATCAGCAGCGGTGAATAGCTGAGCCCACAGCAGGTTTACCGCATCCTGCATTGCGACCACGCCGGACACATCCGAAATGGGATCCTCGGCCAGCATGGGCCGGTTGGGCAGCTCCACCATCGGGACAATGCCCATAGGGTTTGGCTGCGGGTTGGGCTCATCACCCGTGTCGCGCAGTTCCCACGTCTTGAATTCCTCGGCGACCATCTTCATTTGAGTGGTCGTCCCACCGATGGTGCTAGTGGTTGCCTGCGTGAACTTCCAAACCTCATCCGGTAGATACAGGGTTGCGTGAGTCTCGTTACCGTCTTCCCACAGCTTCAGTGCCGCACGCCTGCGCCGACGACTACCGGGCGCGTACGCGATGATGCAATGCGAAGCATCCTCGAAGGTGACTTCCGGCGTCTCCTCATCCTCCGGGTTACCCCACACCAGGACGAACGACCGGCCAGCATTCACAGCGCCAAGGAAACCAAGCTGCGAGTCAGCGTCTAGCCCGTTCATCTGCCAGACACGCCATGACTCGTCATCGGCTTCAGTGGATCCCGCAGGCTGGATGCCGTTAACGGTCAGACGTTCAACCGGCGAATCCGACGTGACCTGTACCCAGTTGTCAGAGAAATCGCGGTAACGGTCACCGTGAAACTTGGCGAATTGCTCAGACGCGAACGTGAGCTTTTGCGCGCCCCGGTAATAGTCCGTGTTTCGCGTAATGGCCGGGCGCCGGTTCAGTAGCTCACTTTCCAGCGCCCCGACTAGTGCACGTGCCTGCTCAAGGGTGGCCACAATCCTCCTTATGTGGCCACCACTCACGCGGCCATATACAACGGTTTCTTCTTTAGGAGACCAGCGGCAACAGCATCCGAACGCGCTTCATGCGCTAGGACACTGACCACGGCTAGGTCAATCTTTCGGCGGTGCTCCGGCTTAGTCAGCACGTAGCGATCAGACGGGCGGGCAGCCATACGCGCGTTGAACATGTGCCGCTGTGTCAGCTCGCACCCGTCGTGCGTGAAGTTGGAATCCTGCTTGATGACGTCCGTCTTGATGCGCTCAGCGGCGGCATGCATCTGAACCGGTCGGCGCGTATGCCAGCGAATAACGCGACGCTCGCCGTACCGCTCCGCCCACTGGTCAACTTCCGTTTCCCAATACGGCGGATCGCAATACATCAGCTTGACGTCATACTTGGCGAACAGCTCGCTAAC